AACCTGCCATAATGCCGCTTGTAGCTTCTTATAATCACGTTCTTTGTTTTGTATGTAGTCTTTGAATTGACCTTCTACGCATATAGCATCTTTGGGATTCAATCTTATATCTGTAAGACTCAATAATCTAAGCAATGCTTTGTTCCATTCATGCAATTGTTTTCTTGGTAAATTACCTTTGTTATCTTCAACTGCTACAAATAGTTCAGCCCAGTCTGTGTTGGGTAACTGATTACGCATCTTATCAAGTTCACTGCCTTGTACTTTGCCAAGTTTGTTTAGTCCAGTCCAAGTACTTGTTCTCAGTCTATGATTGTAAGTGTGGTGTGATTTGATATCATATAATCTTTTTGAAAGTATTATCATTTGCTACCTCCACGCTTTCTTGCTCTTAGTGCTTTTAGTATATCTGTTGCACTTGGTAGTTGTTTTTTACCAGTTGTTAGTTCTAACAGTTTTTTATTTTGTGCTTCTAACTGTTCTTTTTTATATTCTAGTAGTGTTTCTTCAACAACAAAACTGTGATTGATTGATACATCACCTTGTGCATAATACAACCAATTACTTGGTGTGTATTTGTCTGCTTTAGCTTCTGCTTGAAAGTCCTTGTCCTTTTCTAAACATTGAAAAGTCACAGTTAATTCTCTGTCCCAATTACCTAAGCATAGGTGCATGATTTCTTCTAATTCTTCTTGTGTGTAAGTGTTTGTCATAATAGCCTCCTTATTGTTAATAGCTATGACATAGCCTTGTAAGTCACATATTGTGGCAATACAGTAATTATTATACTACTTTTATTTATCAAAGTCAACCAAAAAACCGGTGTTTAGACACCGCCAAAAGAAAACCCAGCTAGTATTTCTACTAACTGGGTTGTGTTTGCAAAGTATTTGGGCAGATTCTGCTTTATTTCAACTACAGTTATATGCACTGTTGCAATACAATTGGATATAACCTCAATATTAAATTGAAAGGAGCCACAGTCAAATGGATGTGGTAACCCTTGCAAACGTGTAAACTAAGAAATAGATATAATAATATGAAGGGAGAAAACTACAATGTCATGTAATGAATGTAATTAACTTTCTTAGCTTACAATACTATTTATACACTACTTTTGTTGGTCTGTCAATGTTTTTTTGAACTTTTTTAGGTGATAATATATAGCTGGTGGTGTTACTTCTAATGCTTGTGCTATTTGATCAACACTCATACCTCTTACAGTATACATGTTCCATATCAGTGTAGGATCTTTGGTTTTACTTACTGCACCTCTGCCTGGTCCAACCTGGTAATTCTCAGTTTTTTCCCACACTTTGGTTTTGTAGTCTGCCCACTTGGCTGATCTATTGTCTATTTTGTTTGAGCCATTTATGTTTATTTTCATATTTGCTATATGATCAGTTATCTGTTCACGTGGTTCTAGATCATGCAATACCAACCAATCATTTATACACAGTGCATTGGTAGCACATGCTATGCCATTTTTATGCATAAGATACAATACTTGTGACCCAGGCATTTGAGCCTTTAGTTGCTTTATATAAGCAAATTGTGTATAGCGTTTGTATTCTTCTGGATCTAGTACAGCTTTGAATACAGGCCGCATAGATGTCTTATTTTTGAAGTTATAGTCTTTTAAGTCCATTAGTATATCCTTGTTATTTTGGCACTGTATATAGCCCTTGTTGAGCGTCTAAGACGCCTAAAATGACTATATGTTGTTAGTAAGTTCCACCATCTACGTTTGTTACTGTAACGGCTTGATTTTCCCATTTACCACTGGTTGAGTTATATTGTAATACTTCACCATCTGCTACACTGGTTATTGTAACATCTGATAAATCACCCAATGCTGTAACAGCACCTGTTGACGTGTTTACCCATTGTTGTTGACTAGCATCATACTTTAATATTTGATTATCTGCTACGCTTGTTACAGTAACATCACTTAGTCTATCAAGGTTAATACTGCCTTGTACATCTTCACCTTGTGATACAAAGTGTGCTTGTGTTCCACTGTTTAATGTAATTATGCTCATTATAACTCCTTGGCTGAATCATACAATGAAGCTGTTACTTCTACTGTATTATCTTCAGTTAATTTTAATTCTTGTACTCTCCAGAACTTTTGTGTTTGTCCTGCACCTGTACCCCAACCAAACTCATCATGTCTTACTTCTATAATATCACCACTACGCAATAACAATGCTGTGTGTGCCGCTGTAAAGTTTAATTGATATTCATCTCTGCTTATGTTTACTGTTTGTGTTATCAAGTCTAATATTAATGCACTATCTGTAATCATAGTGTAATCTTCTTGTGATTCTAATGTACTTCCGTTGTCTGCTACTCTGTATGTAGGGTTATCATAGATAACAACATCATCATTGTATTTTGTATCTGGGTTATTGAATATACCTGTAGCTTTGTTTAGTTTACGGCTTTTGTCTGGTAAACCTAAACGTATTGATCCAATAATAGTGTCTTTGTCAAAAACAGCACTAGTTGGTATACCTACTTGTTCATTTTTCTTACGTATACGCAATTGATACTTGCCATCTACAAATAACAATATACCATTACATGTTTCTAGTATCTCACCTACATTATCAAACAATTGTTTTTCTGTTTGTAAGAATCCATTTAGATTGTAACCTGCATTAGTTCTTGCACTATCACAGTCTAATCTTGCTTGTTGAAAACTAGCCAAGTCTATGTGCTTGCCTGCTATATAAGCTCCGTTTTCATCTCTGTCTAAGCCTTTGCCAAATACATCACTGATCAAATAATCATACAATACATCTGCAGGGTTTTGATCTGCACTGGTTGTATAATTAGCACCAGTTAAATCACCACTGGTATCACCTGTGGTTAGTGTGCTTACATCTAGTATCTTTTTACCTTCTAATACCATTGTTATAGTTGGTAACTGTCCACCATATACTTCACCATTTGCTTCTAACAATATAGTAAAGTAACTTACGCCTTGTAGTTTGTGTGCTGATGTCCATACACTGCTTCCTACACTGGTTTGTAATGCTGTGTCTACTGTTTGTGTTGTAGTTCCAGGATACCAATTACATGTAATAGTGTTAGCATACTTTGATATAAAATCACTCAATGTATATCCACCATCACCATTTGCTGTTAGTGTTCCAGGTGTTCCACTGTCATCTGCATCCCATACAATAGTATCATTGAAATACATTTGTTTTACTGTGCCAATTTCACCTTCACACATAGCAATCACCATGTTTAATTTTGTAGTCTTAGTAGCATCACCTGCACCATCTGTGCTTTCAATGAATACTCTAGTTCCACCCATACGTTGTTTACCATATAGTGCATATATAGGATCATTGTTTGATTGTTTGTTGATTAGTACATTTGATCTTGCCGCACGTGCTTGACGTTCAGCTCTCTTTTGTGCTTTACGTTGTTGATTATAGCTGTATGCTGAAATAGCAAGTTTGATAACAAACTTTGTTACTGGATCTAAGCCCATGATGAGTGTCTCCAAATTGTATGTTCTTGCATAGTAGCTAATGGATGACGGCTAAGACCTTTAGCATCATCTTGTAAACCCCATGCAACATTTAAACAAACAATGTAACCACTGTAAAAAAATCTATTGTGTTTTACCATTACAATGTCACCTGTTTGAGGTTTGTCTACCAATTTATATCCATGCTCTGTGAACCATTTATTCAATGGGACTTTCTTAGCCCATAATATGGCAGTCTTTAAGTTATTGTATTTACCGTATATTTGATCCAGTGTAGTTGTGCCATGGATGTGATCATGCCATTCCATAATGAATGTACAACAATCATTTTTACCACGTACCCAAGGTTGATTTTTCTTTTCAGCTAACCAAATACCCAGTTGCATAGTTGTAGCGGCGTCCATTATCCTGCCTCACGCCACTGTACTTCTTTTTGTACTTCTTTTGCAAAGCTAAAACCTTCATCACCTGGATGTATGTTTTGTTGGCTGTTGTTGTTTGTGTATCTTGTGCTTACTCTGTCAAAGTCTGTCCAATGACTTGCTGTAGATATAGTTGCTGTTGTACTGTCACCAGCTTCACTTAAACTTGCACTTATATTTGAGATATAACCTTTGTATAACACCACTTGTTGTGATACAACAAATTCTTCCATAAAAGCTCTGTATATTGTTACTGGTTTATCAATATAATCTAGTGTTTGTATTTCTTTCAATACACTAGTACCACTTGGTAAGCTAACAATACCTGCTAGTTGTATATCTAATTTTTCAATACTAAAGTTTGCGTTATCAACAAAGTCAGTTATACTCAATAACCCACCTGCGGCAATATAAGTGTTGCTGTCAGTGAGTGTTAGATTGTAAGGTGATTGTGTAAGATAATAATTGTGTGTAGCATCAATGTTTATTGCTACACAGTCATAGTATTGAATAGTTTCTTGTGCTACTATTTGTTCTAGGGTTGCCATTGATTATTTCCACCCATCTAAATCAAATTGTACACTTATATAATAGTATCCGTTTTGATCTACACTGTATGTAAAGTTATCATTTGCTAGTGTAACTATAGCATGATATGGATTTTTGTATAGCTTTTGTCCTGCACCACTTAGATTTCTCAATGGATATGCTAATCTAATTTTAGCTTCACCAAATATGTTTGAGTTTACATCATTTAAACATGTGTGTAATGCACCATTTTCATTAGCACCATCAACAAACACTTCACCTTGTAAGAATACATTTGATGCATCAGAATCAAATCCTTCAAGTAATACTGTAGTACTACCTGCGTCATAGCTGTTACGGAATCTTGGTTGACCATTTACAAGGTTACTCCATTCTTTCCATAATATACTAACACCATCTTTGTTTTGTAATACAAAGTAGAACGGTATTGATTGTCCTTGTGCCGCTTGTGCAATTGCATGAAACTCTTTGAAATCTGTTGATGTCATTGGTGGATATGTTACATCCAGTGTCCATTTGGTATGCCCAACGCTACGTGTATATTTGATACCACTTTGGCTGTTGTTTGTAATAGTAGGACTATTATAATTAATTTCTGCTGTAGCTGGTGTTACATTTGTAGGCCATACTTTGCGTGTATCAAATCCTGCACTTGCCCATTCATCTGCTGTATCAAAATTATCTTGTTGTTCTGCTATAGTTTGACTTGGCGGAACATATGTATCTGCT